GTTTGTAAATTAATCATAATTGTTACCTCTATTATTATTATTATTATTATTATTATTATTATTATTATTATTATTATTATTATTATTATTATTATTATTGAGAATATTGAGCAATTACTTGCTCAATATTCTCGGCGATTGATGCATGAATGTATCTGCGCTCATAACTCTGCATTTGTTTGTATCGTAATCTTTGAAGATTAATTCTATAATCGAATCGTCTTCATCGTTACGATTGATAAACACTATTTGACAATAACTTTGTACGTTACGTATTGTAAATTCAACGCCGACTTCAAAATCTGTCAGCGGATTTATCGGTTCATGTACGATCGTTTCATCGTTGATTGTTTTCCAATCGTATTCGTCTAAGTTGATATTCTTTCGACTAAACATACGATCTAATTCATCGTAATTTATTTTTGACGCGTCGTAAACTTCTCCTTTGATAGGTGATTTACTTAATTTCAAAGCGTATTGATAACAAACATTGACTGTATCACAAACGCGCTTGAGAGAGAGTTTTGAGAATTGTTCGAAAAGTTGTTTTGTGTTCATAAAATGAATCTCCTTAAAATTTGATTTTTTTTTAGTTTATAATTTGATTTATTATAAACTATATATATATATATATATATATATAACTTAACGTTATTAAATATCGAAGTTAAATATTAATTTTTAAATTTTTAATATATTAAAATTTTTAATTAATTATTTATCTTTTTTATTAATATTATTATAATATATTTTAATTAAAAAATCAACGATTTTTAATATATTTTTTTAATATTTTTAAAAATTTTTTAGTTTACTATACTAAACAGCGGCGCAGGCGAGGGAGGGGGCCCAATCTAACAACTTTTGGATTTATGTAAATAATAAAAGACTTCCAAAAATAAACTGAAATAAAAACCTCTCATCTTCTCCCCACCCCCTGCCTATCAGCTATCAACTTATAAAACTCCTGGCCTATTAACTGGTATAATATATCAGCACCTGAGAATCTGCCAGCACCTTGAACCATTTCAGTCTCCTCAACCATTCTACCACGTAGTGCCGCCGTACGCCATATTTTACACATACCTTCTGTAATCCCAGGTCTCCCGCCGCTTAATATCCTTTCAATGCACTGCGCAAGCTCGTACGCGCTTTCACTCAACTCACCGAACCCACTCTTTGACGCATAACAATCAGAAGGACGAAGTACACCTCTTACATATAACTGCCATAAATACCGCCCTACGTGTATTTCTAATTGACTCTGGTTCGAATTTAAATTTTTCACCATTGCACTCATACCTACCTCTTGCTTTTTCTTTTCAAAAATATTATAATATAATCAATAAAAGAAAGCAAGTGTATTACATTATCTTACAATCAATTTCGGACAGGAGGTTTTCTCTAAATATTATGAGCACATCAAAACATTCCCCCAAAATTTCATATCATGCCTCCTGCCCCATTTGTACACACAGGAAACGTGCAGAAATCGAAAGAGATTGTCTCTTACTAAATTATGGAGATGATCCTGCATGTAAATCCTTAAAGGACATAGCTGAGCAATATCATGTACAGTACAAAGATCTTCAAGTGCATGTATTAATGCACATTCCACTTGAAGAATCAATGTCCGACGTAATGCAAGAAACTATCCCCTCCACTACCGGCGACTCCTCTTCTGATGTCTCTAAAGAACCTACTTCAATAGCAGGTCAGATTAGACTTAGAGAAGCAGCGATTTTACGTCAAACGATGGAGGAATCCTATGTTACATTTAAAAATCTTTCAGGGAAGATCAATCAAATTGTCTCACGACATACTGATGATAGTCCTACATTACAACAAATAACTAAACCACTCACTGATTTGTATTTGGGCACAAGTCAGTCAATCCGCGCGACAGCCGATACGCTTATGAAAATGAATCTTTGCGTTAACGGTGAAAAGGATGAGGGTTTAGCCTCGATAACTAAACTGGTCACTGCAATTCATTCCTCACAAAATTCCACGGCTTTACTGGGTTCTGATGAGGCTGAAGACACGTAAACCAGCCCCACCCCACGCTCGCGCAATATAGTGTCGCAAGCGTTTACGAAAACGTGAGTTAAGACCAATGATCAATTGGTGTGAATTCAGCCCAAAACAATTAGACTTTATATGTAATTCAAACGCGAAACTAAATATCGCTGATGGAGCGGTAAGGTCAGGCAAAACAATTGCTTGTACGGTTCGGTGGTTGGATTACGTATTTGAGGGTCCGCCTGGCGACTTGTGCATGTTAGGCAAATCGCTTGGTACATTAAAAAGAAATGTACTGAATGACTTATTTGATATAGCAGGACCTAAACATTCTAGATGGATTGATAGGCAGCAAGGTGAATTTCAACTTTTTAACAGGCGCGTATACGCGATAGGTGCTGCGAATGAAGAAGCGGAAGGTAAAATTCGTGGAGCTACATTTGCAGGTGCGTACTGTGATGAAGCAAATCTATATCCTGAATCGGTATGGATGCAGCTTCAAGCACGTCTTTCGATTCCGGGTGCGAAATGCTTTGCTAACTGTAACCCAGATAGTCCCTATCATTGGTTCTATAAGAAAGTTTTAACATCAGAGGAAATTAAGTCAAAGAAACGTTGGCAATTTCTAATGGACGATAATTATTCACTTTCTGAAGAATATAAGATACAGTTAGCTTCTTCGTACTCAGGAGTCTACAGACGGCGTTTTATAGAGGGAGAATGGTGTGTAGCAGAAGGTCTTATTTATGACGCTTTTGATAAAGATACACACCTTAAACATTACGATTTAACCTATATAGACAAACATGCGGTAAGATGGTTCGTTGGATGCGACCAAGGTACATCAACTGTAACATCGTGGTCATTAATGGTTGAATTAAATGATATACCTCATAAAGTACATATACATAAAGTAGCCGAGTTTTATTACGATGCTGTATTAAATAGAAAGCAGCTTTCAGATGAACAATTAATGCCTAAGTTTAAAGACTTCTTACGTCCTTATTCGGCATTAGCTAATAAAACTGGAGGCTTTTGGAAAATATTTGTGGATCCTGCGGCGTCATCGTGGGATGCAATGTTATCTGAACATCATTTTAATAGACAACATGCCGATAATGATGTTATTAATGGAATCCGTATTGTATCAAGTTTACTTTCAAAACGTTGTTACACTATAGATCCTAGTTGTGTAAATACTGTAGCTAACTACGAAACCTATGCATGGGATCCTAATGCACAACTATTAGGTATAGATAAACCAATTAAAAAGAACGACCATGCTTGTGACTCAGACAGATATGCTTTAGTAACATATCTACAATTAAGAAAGGGAGGAATTTATAATGTCAGAATGTATTAAGGAACAAATTCTTTATAATCGCTCTTGGCTTGCACCAGGTAAAATGTTTCCTCCTAAGTCGCAAGAAAGGCGTTTAAAACGTTATGATACCTATGAACAATTTTTTGATATAGAGGCTTTTGAGAACTTTAATAGTTGTGGTTACAAGCTTTATCAGAATTTTGATATGTACTTACAAAAATGTCCTTTATTAATGGGCTATCAGCGTCTTTCAACTATAAAACTTTGTGATATGATTGTAGGCTCTCCTCCTTCAATTACAAAGAAAGGCGAAGATGCTGTTTCAGATAATATTCAAGACTTGAGAGATAATACAGCATTCGATGAATTGCTTTATAAAATTATTATAGACTTTTCAAGATTTGGACATTCAGTAACACGTGCATATGTAGATGACGATGATGAAGCAAGTGCACAATGTACAGTATGGGACCCTCGTGAATGGTTTCCTATCTTTTATGATGACGGTACAAAACGTATAAAAGAACATATACTTGCTTGGAGGATTAATTTAGGTACAGTAGAGAATCCTGTATGGAATCTTAAAGTACAAATACATCCTACAATAGGTAATTATTATATAGAACGTACCTACAGGATGGATAGTGATGGTAAAACAATAGGTGTTAGAACTAATACAGAAAAGAAAATTACAAATTTACCTTGTATGGTCCATTTTATACCTAATTTACCTTCATCTACAAATCCTTTTGGTACGTCAGATTATAAGATTATAAATGACTTAGTGGTTAAAGCTACTGAGCGGATGAGACAAATACTTAGAATTCTAGATCAACACGCTGATCCTTCGATGACTGGACCTTCCTCATTACTTGAGCCTCGTAATCCTGAAGAAGATCCTCTGGATTTTGATACTGCTAATGGAAGTGAGTACGTATTTAGAACACGTAAATATTATGCAGTAGATGGAGATGATCAAGCACCCCAATATTTGACTTGGGATGGACAATTAGATAGTGCATTTAAAGCACTAGACTTATTACTTTCACAAATTTATATATTCTCTGAAATGGGTGCAGCTCTTGTAGGTAATACAGATGGTATTGGAAATGTTGTTTCTGGTACAGCTATGAGATACAAGATGATCTCGCCTTTAGAGAAAGCTCGTCGTGTGGAAAACAGTTTAATGTTACCTCTTAAAAAATTAATAGGTATGTTATACTATATGGAATATGGTGAGCAACTTTCATATAAAGATATCTCGATCGTTTGGGAAGATAGCCTTCCTAAGGATCCTCGTGAACAAGCTGAGCTTGTACGTATTCTTACTGGTTCTACTACTATAGCACCCATGAAAGAAACTTTAATGGAATACTATGATATGTCTGCTAAAGAAGCTGAAAAGTGGATAAAAGATATGGAGGAAGATGTGAAGCGTCGTAATGAAATTTCACAGCCTACTACTGTAAACGGTAATCAAACGCCTGCTTCTGTGTCTATAACAACCAAAAAGGAACGTTCAGCTACAAATCCCGGTAATACAGGTTCTAACAATGTTAAAGGCGCTGGTGACGGAGCAAATCCTAACTAGTCTTTAAAATATAAATTAAGGTTGAGCCCACCGTAAGAGGCGAATCTCTTTCAAAACATCCCTTAAAGCGCTAAACGCGAGTTTCCGCAAGGGTGGCGCGATTTTGAGTGTTAATCAAAGAGATACATGGAGGTCACATGTTAAAATTTTTAAAGAGCTTTCTATCAGCTGAGAAAGTTGCAGAGATAGAAGCAGCGTACAAAGAGAAGAACAAGGATGCAACAGGTCTTCCAGAGTATATTCCTAAGTATAGATTCACTGAAAAGGATACAGAGATTGCAAATCTCAAAACAGCTCATGCAGCTGATATTCAAAAGATACGTGATGAATACAAAGATGTACCTAAAGATTATGCGCAACAGATTGAAACCCTTAAAACAAATGCAGCAAATGCTGAAGCCGCTAAAGTTAAAGCTGAAGTTGCAGTAAATGAAGTGGAACAAATTTATGCTTTACATCCTCGTTCGATGGATACTGTAAAAGCCATACGTGCTTTAGTAGATCCTGCAAAGAATTTTGGCGAAGAACTTAAGCGAATAGCTGATGCAAATCCTCATTTCTTTGACGATCCTACAGTACCTAAAAAACCTACAGTACCTAAGGGAACTGGAAAGTCTGGAGAAGGTACAGATAACGGAACAGAAAAGAAAGATGGAATGCCTAGCGAAGATTCTTTAAGAAAAGCATTAGGACTTCCCCCTAAACAATCGTAAAATAATAAACAAGGAGAACAAAAATGGCAAATGTAATTGAACTCGTCACTAAAATGTTGCCCATGCTTGATGAACAGTATGCAGCACAGTCAGTGACATCATTCCTTGATACGAGCGGTGAGTTTGTACAAATGACTTCTAACGCTAAGCGAATTAAAGTAGCTAAGATGCGTGTAGATGGTTTGGCAGATTATAGTCGTAGCAATGGATTTGTAAAAGGCAGCACAGACCTCGTATGGGAGGAAAGAGAATTTACTCAAGATCGTGGCCGTGCATTGCAAGTAGACGTAATGGATAACGAGGAATCTTTTGGGCTTGCTTTTGGACGTCTTGCAGGTGAATTCCAACGTACACAAGTAATTCCTGAAATCGATGCTTATCGTTTATCTACTTACTATAAGAATGCAGGGCATAAATCTACCGTAGCAATTACTTCTACTGCAGGTGTGCTTGATTACCTCGATGAAGTTATTGCAACTATGAATGACTTGGAAATTCCTGATGATGGCGGTCGTGTAGCTTTCGTATCTTCGCAAGTTTACAACGCAATCAAGAATGATCCTACTTTGGAAAGATACTTATCATGGGATAGCGTCGGTAATTTAAATAAACGTGTCGCAAGTTATAACGGTATCAGATTTGTTGAAGTACCTCAGAGAAGATTCTATACTGATATTGAATTACTTACGGCAACTGCAGATAGTACTGTAGGTGGTTATAAACCTACTGCAGATGCAAAATCTATAGGTATTCTTGTATTACATCCTAGTTCGATTATACAGATTTCTAAGAGACGTATTTCACGTATTTGGGCACCTACAAAAGATCTTGCAGATGGTACAGATGGCGTAAACCCCGATGCAGATGCATGGAAGTTTGATTACAGAACTTATCATGATGTATGGGTTCTTGATAATCAGCAACAAACTATATTTACTGCGGAGGTAACTGGTGTGGGTATTAATAATATAACAGCTATTGAGTTGACAGCTGTTAATGGATCTGGTGACGAGATCGAACTTAGTGGTTCAGCACCTAGTTATACTGCAACTGTAAATGCTACTATTTCTGAAAGCGCAGTACTTACTCCTAAGGTTACTGGTAACGGTCCTAAGGTATTTAAGTGGGATTCTACAAATAACAATGTTGCTATGGTTCAAAATGGTTTCGTACACTTCTTCCAGGACGGCACTGTTACAATTATTTGTGAGTCCATTTATAATCCTAGCGTAAAGGCTCAAGTAACGTTTACAGTATCTGGACATACGCGTGAAGCAATCGGTGATTCGAAGACAGTACTTGCAGATGCAGATAAAGTTGACGAAAACATAAAAAAAGCGTAACCCTTAGCTACTGGAGAAAGGCGTTTACTCTTAAGGATGGCAATACCTTTACATGTAATAACCCGGATGTAGAGGCTACTTATGAATCAGTTGCATCCAATATGACTTTAATAACATTAACAGGTAAAGCAACTGAACAATCAGAAGATTTAGCTAATTACATGGGCTTTACGCGCTACATGGTAGCTTTTGAATTAGAGGTCGATTTAAAAACTTTCTCCCATTACGTAATTGAGGGATTTGACGAACTTAAACAGTACGGCGAAATCGTATTGAATTCTGATGGAATCTGTTATGTCGTATTAGATGCAAGTAGAGATTACTACGATATACGTGTAACCACTATAAGCGAAGATGATGAACATGTAGATGAAATCGAATTTTATATCGACCTTAGTAACGTCGTAACTGAATAATACGGAGGTTTACTATGGCATTGGTTTGGGGTGCAGATACATACGTAACAGTAGAACAAGCAGATAAATACGTAATGGAACACTACCTGTCTAGCGAACCTTTACGTATACAATGGGAAGAGATGGAAGAGGCTGATAAAGAAGTTTGCTTGCGCAAGTCTTTCGAAAAGATGAATACTTTACCCTACACAGGGCGTAGACGTGTTCGTACGCAGCCACTTCCTTTTCCTAGGTATTGTTGGCAACCTTCTGATTGGGATTTAGTTCGAAAAGCTCAAATAATTACTGCATTTATGTCAATTGATACTGAATATAATGCAGAATTAAAAGAAGTCAAAGGTTGGCAATTAAACGGTCTTAGCAAAGTAAAGTTAGGCGATGCTACTTACGAGTTTCGCAAGTCTTCGGCTGACAGTGCAACTAATTATTTTGGGCTTCCTAAAGAAGCTTACCTTGCACTTAAGAAATGGCTTTCCGGAGGTTATAATATATGCTCAACCAGAACGTCACATGGTTGCCTAAAATTTTAGAACCTAATCTATATGGTGATTTTCAATACGGCGATTCCAAAATTATTAAATGTCGTAAAGAAGACCATATTGAAGAAGTAGCTGATTCAAATGGGCGTATACACCAATCAAAGCATATTTTTTACACACGTGAAAAAGTACAGCTTGATGATAAACTCGATGGAGAGTTAGTTGTAAAACTTTATGATATGAATACTCTTGGAGGTAATTTCCATCTTAGGAGGTTAATAACCATATGAGGCGTGATAAATTAATTATTAATAAAGCTTATGGCTTGCGACAAATAAAAGAAGACTTGCGTCAAACGTTAAAAGAGCATCATACATTAGCTACTAAAGAATTAGTGCGTGCAGCGGCTTATATACAAGGCGAAGCTGAAGCATTAGTACCTGTTAAAACTGGACAATTACGTGATTCAATAGACGTTACTGTTTCACGTTCGCCTAGATATCCAGGTATAATAGCAACTGCAACGGCTATAAATTATCGTACAGGTTATGACTACGCTCTGATACAAGAAGTTAATGAAAGTTATGAACATCCTAACGGCGGCCAAGCGCACTATTTAGAGCAACCTTTTATAGTCGCTGTAGAGGATTTCTATGAGAGGATGGGATGGTAGCACAAATATTATTAAATCTCTTTCCGCTTAATCTTAAAGAGATTACTCGAATAGGTAATTTACCTACAGATATAGACAATTGTATTTGTATAACTGAAACAGGTGGTTCTCATGGAACCTACTTTGCTAAAGATCAACTCAATAAACCATTTATAAAAATATCTATACGTAACCAAGACTATGAAGAGGGTTATCGATTAGCTGAACAACTTAAAGAATGTTTAACTAGCTATGCAGATGCCTCAACTTCGATAATTTTATACGGTACAATTCAATATTTTGGTCAAGATGATTCGCGTCGAAATATTTTTCAATTGACCTATAAAGTACTTTTTAAATAAGGAGAATAAAAATGCCTGAAACTCAGATTGAAAGACCTTATACAGGCTTAACAGCTCTTATAAAAATAGGTGATGTTAAGCTCGCATACATTTCAGGTGTAGATTTGACACTTGAGAAAACTATAATTGAGATTCTCCAATTTGGTGCAAGATACAAAGAAAAAGTACCTGCTATCAAAGACTGGTCGGCAAGCGTCGACGGTACTGTAGCACTTGCACCTGGAGGCTCACAGCATAAGCTTTATGATGCTTTTGAAAACGATGAGGAAATTACAGTAGGTATTTTCCTGAATGACTTCGTTTACTTCGAAGGTAAAGCTTATGTTGAAAACTTTAACTTATCAGGTGCACCTGACGGTGAAATGACGCTTTCTTGCGACATGGCAGGTAACGGTGCTATGATTTTGAATTTACCTACTACTTATCGTATTACGGCAAATTCAGGTGTAGGCGGTACTTGCACGCCTGGTGGTACTACTCAAGTAGCTGCTAATGGTACATATGTATTAAGTATTATTCCTGCAGCTAACTATGAAGTAGATACTTTGTATGATAACGATGAAGATAAGACTGATCAAGTAAATAGTGGTACTTATTCACTTACTAATGTCGTTAAAGATCATACTATATCTATTATCTTTAAAACTTCTGTAGGAGCTGACAAGTCTAATTTACGTGCAGCACTTAACTATGCTAATACTCTTGATCAGAGTAAATACACGTCAACTACTTGGTCACAACTGAATATAGCTGCAACAGCAGCATCGACAGTAAATGGTAATACTGCTGCAACACAAGAGGCAGTTGATGCAGCCCTTACAAATTTACAAACAGCAATCGGGAATTTACAAAAAGCATAAGCGCGTAAATCAATCCCAACCCAACCCGTGTGCCACGCGCCTAGTTGTTCAAGCTTGGCGCGGGTACACATATTTTAAATGTACTGCAGGAGGTCACAGTTATGGTACAAATTAAAATTAATAATCAGGATTATCAATTAGCTACGTCTTTACGTGTTATATATGAACTTAAAAATATGCTTGGATGTAAAACACTTCAAGACGCTCTTAAACAAGTTCAGACACTCGATTTAGATAATCAAATAAAACTTTTATACGTTGCATATAAATATGGCAAAAATGTAGGTGAACAAATTACTGAATCGCAATTTACTGATTTGGTATTAGATTATCTTGGCATAAGAAAAATAAGTTCTCTACTTACAGATATAATTGATGGTTTTATGTATGCAGGCTTAACAGATAAGGAGCTTGAAGAAGCAAAAAAGGAAGTAGCGGAAGTGGCGAAAAAGAAAGCTGGAGCGACCTCTTCCGATACGGATATCGTATAGGTCTTCATCCAGAAGAACTACTCGATTTAGAGCTTTGGCAATATAACGCAATATGTCGAGGAGCGCAAGATAAACAGCACGATGAACTTGCACAACAGATACAAGGAGCTTATTATACGGCTTATTGGAATAATGCAAAGAAACCTAGATCACTTAAAAAAGTAATAAAAGATATATACCATCAAGATACTGAAGCTAAGGATAAACCTAAACCTGATATAGAATTATTTGAACAACGCGCAAGGAGGCTATCAAATGGCAGATGAAGTTAAAGTAGTTGAATATCAACTCGTAGGAGATACTTCTGGACTAGTAGACGCAATAAATAGTACACTTGCACAATTAGATCAGATACAGACTAAATTAAATGCGGCTTATACTACGGCTACGACGGGTAAAGCTACTACAACTGATATACTTAAAGTAAAGAGTTTAATCAGCGCTCAAGCAAGTATAACAAGAATACAAGCAAGTTTAGCTAATATTAATCTTAGTAATCTTACTACAGAACAAGCTGATCATATTGAAGCAATAAGTACTGCTGTTGATTTGCTAGATAAAAATTTAGGTAAATTAAGTGATAAATATGATGTATCTAAAAGTCAAATAAATGCGGCTAATTCAGCTTTAGGATCTTATGCAAGTTCACTTGAAAAGGTAAATAAAGCTACAAACAAAGTAAATAAAACAACTAAATCGACAACTAAAAGCACAGAAACTTTAAATAACAGTGTAAAAAAGGCAACTGTTTTAGGTATGAGTTGGGCATATGTACTGCAGAAAATAGCTGAATGGTTATATGAAGGTTATAAAGATGCTCAATCATATGCTGAAACTATGAACTTATTTAACGTAGCTGCTGGAGAAAGTTCTGAAAAATTAGGCGAACTTGCAGAGAACATGGAGAAAGTTTTCCATGGTAATATTCAAGAGTATTTACAGCAAATAGCGATCTTTAAACAGTATGCAAATACAATAGGACTCGCAACAGAAAAATCCGAGATATTTTCTGAGGCACTTACTAAATTAGGTGCTGATTTAGCTTCATTATACAATACAACTAACGAAACTGCTTATTCGGCGTTACTTTCAGGTCTTGCAGGTAATACAAAAACCTTAATGAATCAATTCGGTATTTCAGTACATAAATCAACACTCGAAATGGAGTTGTTGAATTTAGGTATTGATAGAACTTATTCGAGTTTAAATAATACTGAAAAAGTTGTATTACGTTACATTGCAATAATGCGGCAAGCTTCAGCTGCACAGGGTGACTTAGCTAAAACACTTGAGTCGCCTGAAAACCAGTTTAAAATTTTAACAGCACAGTTAAAAGTTTTAATGCGTAATTTAGGTTCCTTCGTAGTTATAATTGCTAAAACAGCTTTACCAATTATTAATGGTTTTGCAATAGCACTTAATACAGCTATAGAAGCTATGGCTAAAGCCGCTGGATATGAAATTGAAGATTATTCAGATAGTCTTAATGCTACTACCGAAGGACTTGAAGATATTGAGAATGCTGCTGAAGATACTGAAGATGCTTTAACCGGTACACTTGCTCCGTTAGATGAAATTAATGAAGCTACTACTTCGGATAATGATTCCTATGGAGATGTAGATCAACGCTTGTTGGATGCACTTGAAGAATATGATAATTTAATGGATTCTGTTTATACTAAGACAGATGCTGTAGCCGCTATATTTGAAAAAGTATGGAATATAGATTTCTTCGAAGGTTTAGGTAGTGTATTAGATTCAGTCTTTAATTTATTTGCACAAGGTTTAGATATAGTATTAAATGCTTTAGATGCGGTAAGTCCAGCACTTAATGTAGTGTTAACCATACTAGGTTATATATTAGATGCTGCCTCCTGGTTAATAAGCAATATTGTATCACCAGTGGTAAGTTTTATAAGTACATTAATAGACAATATTTGGTTACTTATAGCTGCGTTTGTAGCGTTAAATCTCGTACAATTAGCTTTCACTGGCGAATTAAATTCTATGATGGCTGTGCAAATTGCTAAATGGTTTGCAAGTTTAACAGTACAGATTTGGGAAAACGTAGCTGCACATTTAGCTAACGTAGCAGCAGCAGTTAAAGAAAAAATAGCTGCGGCGGCTTTAACAATTGCAATATGGTGGGAAACAGCTGCTTGGTGGCAAAAAGCAATTGCGGTTATAGCTGCTGCGGGTGCATTAGCACTTGTAGTAGCAGGTATTGTAATGACCGCAACAGCCGCGACAGTTTCAACCGCAAAAAGTACTACCAGTACAAATCTTATACCTGCAATGGCTACTGGCGGCGTAGCTACTGGACCTACTGTAGCACTTATAGGCGAAGGTGATTATCAAGAAGCAGTTGTACCACTTGGAAATTCACCACAATTTAAATCGATGAAAGATGATATTGCATCCTCGGTAGTTGAATCTCTCGCCCAAACCCCCGCGTTCCGCAATTTAGCTGGTTCAAGTGGTGCTGCGGGCGGCACTACACCTGTAGTGCTACAAATTGATGGACGTACACTTGCACGTACGACTTTACCTTATATAGGATATACTCAATCTCAAACAGGAGTTAAACTTAAATGATACCTTTATTAATTAATGCCAAGCATCTTTGCCAAATATTTGAACCTGAGCTTAATATAGATGGTTGGACTGAAGATCAAATACGTGAATATAGTTTATCTAAACAGATGTATCCTACCGATGTTAAACTTACTGCGGAAACATATTCACGTGATGCTGAACGTACAGCTGATTATGAATTAGAGTATTTAAATATAGTTAATCGTAAAGCTAAACCTGAATTTACTTGGGCTTTATTAAGAGCTGATTATGCTGAAAATTTAATGGCTTTATTAGAGTATCATTACGATTTTAAAGATGCTGACGGAGTTATTACTCCTATAGAAGCACCACGATTTTCAATTACTTATCGAGATTTTATTGGTATGAGAACAATTACATCTTACGTAGGGCAAACAATTGAAGGTACACTTGTAGAATATGAAGATGTACAGTATTGGCAGGATTTTAGAATAGCATTTCCGGAGTTCTAATATGCGTGTACATGTGAAAATAGATTTTAATATAGGTCAAGATATAACAGTTTCGGCCGGTAGAATTATTAATTCTGATTCAGCTAATGTGTCTGATTTTTCTAAAGCTGTAGAGAGTAATTATATTTATAAAGGTTTTAAAGGATTTCAATTTGCCGAAAATTATGGTGAATATCCTGCAATAGCTGATGGATCTTATAAATATTTTCCTGATGATGGTTATAAAGGATTTATGTCTGCAAAATTGTCAGTAGCTGATGGTACTTTTGGTACTAATATTTCTAAACCTACTTTATCGATCACTGCTAGAGGAGCTACTCCTGAATATTTATACATACAATTTGATGCTGTGGCTAATATATATGCTAAAAAGTTTCGTATTACGACAAATGCAAATAGTAATGCGCTTATAGTTAATAATACCGCTGCTAGCTTATTAGTAAGTTTAAGTAGTCTAAATCTGCCTACTGATAGAAGTAGTACAGATATATACATAGAGTTTATAGCTATGAATAAGCCCTATCAAAGTGTGCGTATTACTCAGTTAAATGTTTCTTATATAGGTTATTATACAGGTAGCGAATTAAAAAGTGTAGAAAATTCTGAACAGTTATTCGATTCACAAATGCAAATATCTCCTGGACTTATTGAGCAATATGCCGACATAGTAATTTATGATCGTGATAATTCTATACATACATTAGCTAAAGAAGCTAAATTATCAGAAGAATTTAAAGTTACAGTTGAAGCTATTGATCAAGATGGCAATACACAAACTATAGGTAGCTATATTACATATGATTGGGATGTTGAAAGTAATAAATCTGAAATATCTTTACAATGTACAGATAATAGTGGTCAATTAGATGTTATTTATATCGATACTATAGATTTAAAAACTAGAACAGTAGATGATTTACTTACTTTAATATTTAGTACGGCGGCTGTATTTTGGGAGTATATAGACTCTACAACAAAAACATATTGTCAAAGTATATCTATACCTAATAATTGGTGGTATAAATCAACTGCACGGGAATTATTAGATAAAGTATGTATTTTAGGTCAATTACGCGTTTATTCTTATTTAAATACTTTTGTTATAGCGAGGTGTTATTAATGCTAGAATTAACTCCACGTATATATGGTAAAAATATGACCTGGAAGATAGCTCCAAATAATATTATAACTGTAGTTAATAGTCAACCAATGCTTAATACTATTTCAGATGCAACTGAAAATGTTAAATCTTTACAATATACTGAAGTAATATCGCCTTTTACAAATAGCAAGATTCCGCTGTATGAAAACGGAATATCGTTTGGTTTAGCTATGGCGGCATATCCCGAACTTTTGCATATAGATATTGCTTATAGTGATAGAATTAATGCTCAGCAGCAAAATCATATAGCCGCCGGACGTACTGAAGTATATAGATGTACTATTGATGATGAAATTACACTTGACTCGCCTATTTATGATACACCTATTATTGAAGTACAGCTAAATGGGAATTCTTATTATAGACAATCAGCAAAACAAACTACCGATTACGATAATGGTACAAGTTCAACACTTAAAAGATTTGCAACTATACAAGATCCTACGGCATATTTATGGGCTGATGCGTATGAAAAAGAAAAACTTGTGCATCAAGAAAATCAGATGTATTTTATGCAAGATCAAAGCAGCAATAATTTATCTTGTATACCCTTTATAAGTACATCAGGTATCAACACTTCAAGAGTTACACAAACTAACGTAAGTAGTCGTCAAGAATCAGATTATTTAAGCGCATGGATTGCAGATAAATATCCAGGTGAATCAGCTACTACTGACTCGTGGCAACAAATTATTTATGAAAAAGGTGTAAATGTAAGTATCGATACTAATAATAAAAATTTATATTATCCGTATAATTATGAAGATATAGATATAGATACATATCCTAATACGCCACTTAAATTATACGCAGATGTACAGAAATTAGTACAAGTTACTTTAACAGACACCGATAATCCTTTAAAAAAGCTACTACATATTGATTTTCCAATATATGTAGGAGGTTCATACAGAGCTTGTTTAATTGCATTAGGTCCGCGTTGGGTCGTACAAGCTACTGATATAATAGATTATGTAACATCAGTTACAGTTAATATTTTAGCTAGAAAATTTTCTACAGATACTGAAGATAAAAGTTATACACTAGATGCAGAAAATAATTTAACTACTGAAATAACTAGTAATAAGCACAGTTATAGTATAACTAATAATGAACTTATAACTACATATACCAAGATAGATTCAACTAATTGGAATGAAGCTATATCGCAATTATTACTTGATAAATATAAAGAGGGTAAGTACATTGTTAAGGCGCAAGTACCAGCACAATGGGCTTTAGCCAATAATGTACATATAAATACTCAAATGTACATAAAAACACTTAATGGAGAATATATATCTCGCAAAGAAGTTAATTGTATATTTGAAGTAAAGATTATTAAAAAACATTTTGAAAGTTCACAATTTTATTACGAACTACAATTGATGGAGGCATAATTAATGGCTAACTGGAACACAAATCCTGATTGGGTATCTTTAACTGAAATTAATAAAGGTATCGAAATTACTTCAGCTACAGGATTTCTTGCATCTGATCAAAATAAAATTATAGAAAATTTACAATTTTTATATAATCATTTGGCAGCTCAACATGTCTACGTAGGCAATATATCTACAGTAACAGGCGAAGAAAAAACGGATGCAAATGTAACTATTACAAGTCGATCTGTACAAGATTTAAATAACGATGATATTGAAATATATCTCGATTTTGTATTTACAATTCCAAGAGGCACATCGGCTAAATTTGGTACTCCTGTCGCAAGTGCCCACGCGTTAGACGCAAACTCTGATCCTACAGTAACTGTAACAGCTACAGGTGATGACGAACATAAAGTTTTTGATTTCGATTTTGGTATACCACGTGGGCAAGACGTTTCACTGTCTGACACCTACGGGACTTCTACTTCTAACGGATATTCACAAAATTATATCAACGGATTTAACGAAAAAAACCTATACAACGACGGATATTATGATAGTGAATTAACACGTGATAATTATTCCCGAACAGTGCAAAGACAGACAGGATATTACTGTATAGACCATGTAGACACGGGTGGTGGTACAACGTCAGGTGGTTTGCACTGGTATGAAGATAGCACTATGCCGTATCTGAGCACAGAAATATACACTACTAGCAGTGGATATATTGGTGCTACGTTTGTGTCTAATATATTTGTGCAGACTATTGGTGACTGGGCTTGGTACGAAAAAGTAGAATGTATCTCAAGTATTCAAAAAACTAGAAATCAATTTAAATTTAGAATTTATTTGACTGCAGAAGACATTGCATCGGCAAATAAATATCTAGCTGAACACCCGATTTATATTCAATATAAATTGCCTACATCATACACGGAAAAGGTTAGAATTAATCAACCTATAAATACTCTTAACGCCGATTTGCAGTTAAGGTTAAGGAATGAGTGTGAAAAAGGATTAAATCTGTTAAACACAAATGGTTGGTCATATATGAATGCTAGTGGTATAAGTTTTTCCCCCAACTATGTAGATGGTAAGTTATTATATGTTAATATATATGGCACAGCTACTACGACTGTAGTATACGAGAAAAAAGTAACACTAACTAAAGGTGTGTATGTATTAAGTAATATATTAGGTGTAGGTTGTTCGTGGGCTAATGGCGATATAAGAATAAATGTTGGTTCTAATACATATGATTCAGAGACACCATTTTATGTCGAAGAAACAACAGAATGTAGAGCTAGAATTTATGTGTATTCTGGTGCTACTGTTGCACAATATTTATACCCCATGCTAGTCAGAGGTACAATCCCATATCCATATCAACCATATAATGGAAAGATAATACATGAGGTAGATTTACCTGTCACTTCGGTTAATGGCAAGACAGGTGCTGTCATAACAACGTCAAGTAGTTATAATACGTCAACAACAGATGGCTACTCCCAAAGCTATGTTAACTCACAAGTTAGTTCTTTATCGGGCAGAATACCTACGATAACTTACAATGGTACTGAAACTTATAAGCTCAAGTTAACAGTAGACGGAACAACACTAATAGTTGAAACTACTTAATTGAGGTAGATGATATGGCAACGATAGATTTAAGCACAATAACTAGAGTAATTGTACCACAGGCAAGCGACAGCCTATTTCAAGTCAAAAAGATAACTGTAAATGGAACTACTGTTTGGGAAAAATCTGGTGATGTAGATGACATAGTAGCATATATAGATTATGAACAGTTACAGATAATATCTACTTCTACCCATGCTAATTGGATAGCGCAACAAGGTGCAATTATAACTCCCGAGGGTACAACTTGGGCAGAATATGTCAAGTCTGCGGATAATTCATTTCAGCTAATTGACACGTCAACTGGTGGCGTTTATGCCGATGACGGCAGTGGGTACATTCTGCAAAAACTGTATGTGTTAGACAGTGATGGTGAGATAAACTATATAGAAGATGATGAGGGCAATAAGGTAGCAGAAACTACTAGTAGTGATTGGTATGTTGTAGACCCTGATAAGTCAGAAACCAAAACAGATAGTAGTGGTAATGAATATACAGTATTAGGTCGAGTAACAGGGGCAGAAGTAATAAGAGAGGGTGTTCATTATCAAGTTTATTTACGTGCACGAAGTGAAAGTACTAATAATGAAGTGTCTGAAACACCTTTGCTGAGTACCTCTTATGTTAAAGCAACAGGTGATGGCATTGCTTATGTATTTACGGCTACGCAGGATGGTATATATCAATTTACAGCAGAAAGTGAAAATGCTGTATTAGCATATGAACTAGATAATGAAACTACATGGCCAGATGATGTTCATACGATTACAGTAGAGTTGACAGCAGGTCAACAAGTTAAAATAATTTGCATGACGGCAGACTGGAATGATGACCGTTATCTAGTTGAGATAAGAAAAATAGTGGAGGCTAATGAAGATGAACACTAATTTTAGAGAACGATTCTTGAACAATTTAACTGATACAGCTGCCGAGATAATGAGAAGATATGCTCAAGGCGAAAAGTTATCAGATAATGAAACGAAGTTTCTCCTACTATATCTTCGCGAAGTTGATAGATACGAAGAGAAACCCTTATCTCAAAAGATTTTAGACGGTGCAGATAAGATAATGAAATTTGCGAAAGAAAATCTTAGTGGTCTATTAGCTTCTGGTACTGAAGCTTCTGTAGATGACTATGTAATAAATACAGAGGAGGAAACCTAATATGGCTTGGAATAATTTGAACGGGATGATGCCAAATCCTTACGGAGTATATGGTGCTCCAATGCCTAATTATAATCCTAACGTGAATGCAAGCATTGATAATATGTATGCAGCGTACAAACAGAGTCAAGCACAAATGATGGGTAATAATCAACCATCAATGAATGTAAATCCTTCAATGGGTCAACGAGGTGTTTGGATACAGGTTCATGACTATAAAGAAGTAGAAAATTATCCTGTACCTGCAGATGGCACACCGACTTTATTCTTTGATTTTGAACACGGTATGTTCTATAGCAAAAAGTTCGTCAATGGTCAATGCTGTGTGCAAGATTTCTATTTTGGCTCTACAGCAGGTAATGTTAAGCAGCAAAAAGAAGAACCCACAGTTGAAATGCCTTCAATGGATGCTAATGCAAATAATGAAATTATCAATTCTGTATTAGAAAGGATGGATGAATTTGGGACTCAATTGAAAGCATTAGATGCAACTGTAAAGAAGTTAAGTAAAGCAAAGGCAGGTGAATGATATGGCATTCAGTTGGAATAAGCTTGTAAATATCATTAATAATTTCACTTCGCCTAATCAAATGGTCAATTGGTTGTTTGACCAAGGAGCTAAGAAAGATCCTGAAACAGCAGCGATTCTAAAAAGAATATACAACGCTGGTGAAGATGCTTCAAAAGTATTAATTGAGTTATCTTCACAAGGTAAAGTAACATTAGAGGGTCTATCTAGAATAAAGAATATGTATAACGTACTTAAGAAATTCGGATGTAAGTATACGATACCTAATTCAGAATGGATTAAGGCAGAAAAAGCTATTCGAGCTGGCAAATCGAATAAGAGAGGATTTACTGGATTTTGATTCAATGTACCTTATAGAATCAGTGCGCAGGGTTATATGAGGTATTTGAAAATAAATTAAGGAGATTAAAACTTTATGGCTTTAGAAGCAAGCGATATCATGTTTTTAGACAGAAATCGTGGCGACAGTATGAGCGGTGGAGTATTTATGTGGGTTATCGTACTCGTATTGATATTCTTCGCTTTTGGCTGGGGAGGCAACTTTGGAAATCAGAGGAATAACTCTTGTGAAGGTAATCATGGTGGCAATGGGGATAGTGCAGCACTAGCAGCATTAATTGCTACACAGAATTCCAATAATCGTAGCTATGATCTATCACAAGTAGAAAGAGATGTGCTTACGAGTTCTTGTAAAACACAAGAAGATGTTTTCAACACTGCTTGTGCAACACAAAAACAGATACTTGAAGCACAATTTGCAATGCAACTCGGATTCCAGAATCAGCAAGCTCAGCTAGCACAATGTTGCTGTGATATCAAGACAGCTATTCAGAACGATGGCGAGCAAACAAGAGCACTCATGCAAGGTAATACGATTCAGTCACTTCGTGATGTCAATAATGAATTACAACGTCAATTACTTGTATCTCAACTTGTATCACAGAATCAGAATCAAACAAATACTTTGGTTGATACTTTGTTACCTCGTTCACAGCCTTGCTATATTACATGTAGTCCTTATATGTCAAGTTATTTTGGCACATATGGCTTATATAATAATGGCAATGGTAACTGCTGTGGCAATAATAGTAATTGTTGCAATGGCTAATTCCTATGAGCGATCATAGTAGATAAGTAATTCGATGAAGAGGGTGTACCGACCCTGCACCCTCTTACATCTGATAAAGGAGATAATTTTATGAAATGTCAGGGCAGAATATGTAATAGAGCTGTATTCAGTCAATCAGTAACGATGGTAGGAACTACATTAGTAATTAATATTCCTGCAAGATCTTTTAATAACAATGAAAGAATTTGCTTATTTGTTATTCAAAATATTCCTACTACTGTAACTATTGGTACTCCAGTTGCTATTACAATAGGTACAAGCACAGTACAATATCCTTTAACAAAAAGTAATTGTGCTCAAGTAACAGCTTGCGGATTAAGAACAAGACATAGATATCCTATAAGAATATCTACTACAGCTACATCTGCAGTATTTAGAGTACTTGAAGGTTTATCTTGCGCACCACAAAACGTTCTCGCAAGTATTCCTGTAGCAGCTACTACTTCGGGTACTACTCAAACATCTAAGGAGGATAGCACTGATGCAAGTTAAGCAGTATATCGATCAAATTGTTGAAAGTGGAGACACAGCACATATGCATTGTCTCGGTAAAATGTTCGAAGATTTACTTAACGATTTGAAAGAAACTAATTATGATGTTTACATACATTACAAATGTAAATTACATAAAATGGTGTATGGTGATCATCTTAGTAAGGAAATGGCTCAAGAGTGGGTTTCGCATATGAAAAATAAAGACGGAACTACTGGTGAACATTGGACTTACGAACAAACTTCCAGCTATGCAGGTGATTATGATAAAGCAGATTTTTATGCTACAATGAATATGATGTATTCAGATTATTATAATAATAGATTTGATACAAATACTTACGTAACACTTTCTAAAGACTGGTTAGCCGATACAGATGTCGGTGAAGGTAAAACACTAAAATATTACATGTATGTAGTAAATTAATACAATAAAGGAGAATAAACATGCGCGCATATTTAAGAACTGACGGTATGTACGATACTTATGAAGTAGAACCTAAAGTAATGTCTTCTACAGAATATGAAGAGTATATACGTATTGAAAATCTCAAGACAAGAAAAGCAGAACTCGAAGCAGAACTTGCACAAGTAAATACTGAATTAGGTATTACTACGTCCCAAGCAACTTCTGAAACTACGACTGAAGAAGTAAAAGCTAAGAGGTGGTAATCATGCTAGATTACACCCTGGATGTTTTATTGATAGGACTTATTGCTGCAATATTCGTGGAAGCTGTTAAACTTCCTATCAAAGCCGCATTTCAGAAACAGGGACTTACTGATAACGCGACACTGCAAAAAATATTTAAAGCAATAATGTATGCAATTACTTTAATTATTTGTTTTGCTGGAAGTTGTATTTACTTCTATTATTTTAAGCAAGTATCACCGTTTGAATCAGCTGACATTGTATGGTATTGGATAGGTACTATAGGTGCTAGTCAATCGATTTATATGTTAATCGAAACATACGGACGCGATGGTATATGGGAAATTTTTAAAGCCCTTATAGCTAAACGTAAAGATACAACAGATCTCACTCAGCTGCAAAAACTTTCATCCGAAGAACTTGCACAGCTGATTTCTAAAGGTATAGGTGAACTTTATGAAAACGCACCTGTTACTGAAGAAGAGATCAAACAAATTCTCGACCATATTCAGTGACCTCGCATATGGTAAATAAAGAGCCCTCAAGAGCTGCTCAAGCTCAAGAGGGCTTCTTTTTAAATTTTTAATTTTTAAATTGTAATTTTTAGCGCACTACGCGCACAAAATCATAGCAAATTCTTTTAAAAATTTTTTCTTCATATAAATACTTGAAAATGAAAATCGCTTGTTATAAGCGCAAATAACTATGTTAAATTAAACTTATCTAAGTATTTTTGCTTCTCATTTCGATCCCAATATTTCCATAATCTATACGTATCTCTCGTGTGTTCTGTTAAAGTACCATACCAAGGATTTTTACTATCACTCCTTAAAGACAATAATTTTTCTCCAGAACGTATTTCCTTCCATTCATCTGTAACTCCTGCGTACTTTTTAACGGAAGGTTGTAATCCTATAAGTTCAGTATTATGTCTACAACCTACACAATATTTAATTACACCTATAACTTCACACGGATAAAATGAATTCCATTGCATATGATTTACTTTACCAGGATAAAGTTGAAATGTTTCATAAATAACTACATCAGGATGCAACCATGCAATTAATCTACCTACGTCTAAATGATATTCACTTATAGTGCCACCATAAACATCTCCTTCACGTTGACCCTGTGTATTATATTCTACAAATAACCATCCCGTACTATTACCCGGGTCAAGTATTAAAACTGAGAACGAATGCATTTAAATACCTCCTCGATATCTTCAGCTTTTTTAGATTGAATACCTTCAACATGTTGATCAATTGAGTGCTTCATATGTAATATCCAAACATTAGTCATACCTATCTGTCCCGAACGATTCACACGATCCTCAGCTTGCTTATTATTACCCGGAGTGTAATCTCTATCTAAAAAGATAACATTACGACATACACTTTGTAAACCGTCTACACCTGTACCTAATGCACCTATAGTACCTAGGATACAACGCGTATTCTTATTGTTTATAAAGTCTTGCTTAATAATATCACGTTCTTTAGTCGATTTACTGCCGCAATAAATATTAGCATCATTATCTATATACTTAGCAAATGCTTCAAGTACTTCAGTATATTTTGAATATATAACTACTTTTTCATCGGTATTATCTTCAAGCCAATCTTTAATCCACTCAAACTTAGGATTAGATTTTATACCGTGCTTACCAGGATTTGTGGTCAATTGCTGTTGCTTAATCATTTGATCCATAGCATTCTTTACAGTAATACCATTAGCATTTAAGTAATCTAAACTCAAATTCAGTACCGCTACATAAAGTTTTCTCTGATCTTTATCCCAATCAAGTTCAATAGGTATTATATTTTTACCTGTAGTAACATTTTGATTTTCACCGCCTACTGAAACCATAGATAATGCTTTCGCAAGTAATTCTTTTGCAGTATCTGATAGAGTTAGACCTAAGATTTGTTTACCAAAATGATTTTCTTCCACTTCGCAAAATCTTTGAACAAATGCCCAGTAATTACGCCCGCTTAACTCTTCACTCATAAAATTTAACTGTGACCATAAATCAGAAGGTCTACCTAAAATAGGTGTACCTGTTAAAGGCATTTTCTGTAACGCTGGTATTGATTTAACTGCACAAGTTACTTTTGATTTAGGATTTTTGATACGATGTGATTCATCACAAACAATAATATCCCAAGTAAATTGTTTACAATGCAGTAATACCTGTGAAGGCTTTTCCTCACGTGCGACTCTCATTTTACGTCCAACTAATGATTCATAATTAGTTACATAAATGATATTATTGTTCTTACTAGGCCCCAGCCCCCCGCTTTCGCAAATCATCTGTTGCTCAAGTTCAGGCGCCCACTTATGAAATTGATCAATCCACTGTGAAATAACTGATTTAGGACATACAATAAGTATTCTACTGAATCCCATCATTTTACAATAGGCAATAGTCTCAAACGTTTTACCATAACCAGGCTTATTACGATTTAAAGACCATTTTCTTGAAACCATAGTCTCAATATCGAACTGCTGATAAGATCGCGCTTCGTGCGGGACTTGCGACAGCACAGGGGTACGGGCAGATTTTATATATTCGTCCATATTCATACCTAAAAGAATTCTATTAAAAATATTGTCGTCGAGTATAAACCTACCGTCTTTTGTTTCAAGACCTACTGCATTACGTCTTAAAAAGAGTTTATCCTTATTATCTAAATCTTCAAGGCGTACATATAATTTAGTTTTATTAATGCTTCGTGACACTGCGCAAGGCTTCGATATACTCAGCTGCATCTTTAAGTCCTCCCCATTTATAACCTATTTCAGCATCCGCTACAAACGGAAAATCTAATACAGGATTAGTTAAATATTTTTTAGGTACACTTGACATAATACCTACGCCTACTTTAACCACTTGTTCAAGTAAATCTGCATCGTTATCACATTCTAATACAATAGAGTCATGCACTGTATTTACTATAATACATCTATCACTTAATCCCGAAGATTTTATCCAATCAGAAATTTCACAAAGACTTGTCATAGTTAAATCAGAAGCTACAGATTGAATAGGAAAATTTACAGCCTCGTTTTCAATATGATTACGATTATCCATTGTAATAATGTAATGTCTCTGACGTCCAAATATTGTAGTGTAGGGTTCTCCTTTTTTATAAGGTCTCTTACGCATTTCATCTACCCACTTTTTAGCTCCAGGAGCCGCTGCATACCAATCTTTAATAAGTTTAGTAGCCTCTGCAAGTGTCATACCTAACTTAGCATGCATTGAACCGGGTCCACGTCCATAAGGAATACCAAAGTTAACTGTTTTAGCTGCTACACGTTGCTCTTTATTGAAATTAGGTCCAAATATCTTTAAAGCCATAGCATCGTGTAAATCTTTGCCATCACGATAAGTTTCGCGTAAATACTCATCTTGTGACAGATAAGCTAATACACGTAATTCAGCCTGTGAATAGTCAAATTGCACAAGTACTTTATTTGCAGAAGACTTGAACAAATTTTTAATAAGTTTATCTCTCGGGATATTTTGTAAATTAGGATCCGAACAGGATAAACGTCCTGTTTCAGTTCCGTGTAAATTGTAAGTGCATCTTAATCTACCATCCTTACATACAAGTTCTTGTAAACCCATTACATAAGTATCCATATACTTATTATACTTGCGCAAATCCATAATTGCTTCGATAAATTCAATATCAGGATGATCCTCTGCAAGTTTTTCAAGAACTTCTGCACGTGTAGAAGCAATAGGTCCTACAAGTTGTTCAAGCATCCATTTCAATTGTTTAGGTGATTTGTGTGAAAAAATCTTTTCATAAGTTTTAGCACCTGTATCTTTAGCATATTGTATAGGATCCCATATTTCACGTGCTGTTGCTTGTACATGTTTTTCAGCTTCATATATTTTAGTATCTAGCTCATCTTGAAGTTCATAAATATAATTCATATCAATTAAAGCACCTTGTACTTCTATATCTTTAAATACATTAGCAGCTCTAATTAATCTTGCATACACTTGCTCCGAATTAGATCTAGCAAGAATCTTAAATCGCTTATTAAGTTGAAAAGTTGCACAGCAATCTCTGTAAAGATAAGGTAATAAAATCTTTGAAGGTATCATATCGTATTGAAAATCCGAAACTTTAACTCTATGTTGTAAACACCATTTACGTTTATAATTGTCAAGTTCATCATCCCACGCAGGAGTCCCCAAATAAAGAGGACCAAGCTCTTTCAAGCCATGTGTACTTTTTCTTTCATTGATACATGCATAATGTTGAAGCATTGTATCTTCATCGATACGTGCATTTATTCCTAATAAGTACGATAATCGTGTAGTATCGAATTTACCATTATGCCAGATAAATTTAATATCTTTTTTATCAAATAATGTCTGTAAATTTTCAAGTATTTTCTTTTCAAAATTAGCTATTACAATAGATTTATAATCATCATAAGCAAAACCTATAAGTAATACTTTATTACCATCATAACCTAAATTACGCGATTCAATATCAACTGCAAGTACTTCTTGTGTCTTGAGGAAATTAATAGCTTCTATACAACTACATACATCAGTATAGGTTACGCCGTCTATTAAATTATCATTCCACCAACCTACACTAGGTTCACCCGCTTGATAATTATGAATTGCTTCGATGTAATTATCCATTAAAGCAAAGTTACCACGTAATACATTATCAGGAGGTACATTAAGTACGTTATTGACTACTTTAAACCATCTTTCATGATTCATAGAAGCTCTTATATTATCTGTACCTACGAGTTCAGGTGCAATTGCTTCTAAAACTGTCATACTAAATCCTCCGCAGCGAGCTGTTGCATAATCTTTTTATATCTTTCGATATTAATACTATCTTTCTTTAAATCAATAGTAGGTTCAGACCTATCTTCAAAAGCGTTACCTCTGCTACTGCGAATTGATAATAATGCCGGTATACAAGTATCAGCTGAACGTATTTTATCAGGACGCGCAAATTGTTTAAATTCCATAAGATTTTTATTACATCCAAGTAAATGAATCGCTTTTTTAGTATTACGCCAAATATACTCTAATCCAGCGCGACCGTCAAGTCTTAACTCTCCAGCTATTTTAGGAATACCTATAGTATCGATATAAGGATTCTCATCGAATAATTTAAAACACTGTTCAAATTCTGTAATTGTAGAACCTTGACAAACAGCCATAAGTCTAAATCTATTTATAAGACCATTAGAAGCAAGTGTATCAATAGCTTTAGTTGTTAAGTACACAGTATTATCTTTATCGCCTAATACATCAGGTAATATTATTTCATCGCCATCTACAGAAGCTGCTGCTTTTACAAGTTGCATAATATCTACAGGTTTACCATCTTCATATGCACCATTATCTACAATAGTAAAATTACCTAAAGGTTTCTTTGCAGCTGCATAAACAAAATGGTCGGCTAAAGGAGCAAGTATCATTGAATACTTGCCCTCAAAAGCTTTTGAAGAATTATTTATAGGAACTATACTTGCAATTTTCATTTAATCACGATCCTCCAATTCAACCAGTTTATTCAAATAGTATTGTGCTTTCTTTAAATCTTCGGAACCGTTTTTATATTCAGCACGTGTAACATATTTGATAACATTACCTAAATAAAATCCCTTTAACTGTTCTCTAGTTAATTTAGCTTCAAGAATTTTAATTGTTTCAAGTCCGCCCGTTTTATAATGTTCAGGATTTATAGGATCTTTTATATTATATAATTTTGATATTATCTTAGGCGTCTCACATCTTTTATCATCCATTTTTATATTCCTCCTTATATCTTTGTTCAAGTTTACGTTTATTATTTATTGCAACAGCTTCAAGATTTATACCGTATTCACTTGCAATATTTGCAACATACCAAAGTACATCTCCAAGTTCTTCGAGAAAATCATTAGGATTTACTACATGGCCTTGAAATATGTGCTTTTTAATAAGATCCACTACCTCACCTGTTTCACCTGTCAAACCTAAAGCAAAATTTAATAAAGGCTCCTGGTGTTTTGCATTAAGAATTCCCTTACCAGCAAATTCTTGATATTCGCTAAAAGTCATAAAATACTTCCTCCTTTTTATATTTATATTATAACACACATTCCAGGTAAAAGTCAACCCTTTTAACGAGAAATGTGTGTGCGTATAATTAATGTCTTTTAAGTAATTCTAAAAATTCTGCTCTTACTTCAGGCTTTTCGAAAGCACCGCGTACAACAGAAGTTACTGTGTCAGCACAAGGATTCTTGATACCACGCATTTTCATACACATATGCTCAGCTTCAATTACTACCATTACACCAAGAGGTTCAAGTACTTCCATCATAGTATCAGCTACCTGTTTACCTAATCTTTCTTGTATTTGTAAACGTCTTGCATAAGCATCTACAAGTCTTGCTATTTTCGAAAGACCTACGACTTTCTTACTAGGTATATAACCTACATGCGCTTTACCAAAGAAAGGAACCATATGATGTTCACAATGCGAATAAAATTGAATATCGCGTACGATAACCATACCTTGCTGATATTTATCTTCTACAACTCCGTCTTCAGCAAATGTAGCTGATAATATTTGTTTAGGATCATACTTATAACCACCAAATATTTCACTGTAAGACTTGCGTACTCTTTCAGGCGTCTTGCGCAAGCCCTCACGCTCAGGATCTTCACCTATATACTTTAAAATCTCTCTTATACGTGTTTCTGCCATAAGATCATCTGTGGGATACATTATCTTACCTCCATAAGTTTATGCAATTGTACGCCAACACGTACATCTGCTTCTAAAGTTGCTTCATGCGCCCATGAATTACAAATCTTCCAAGCTTCTTGCATATTGCTTGCTTCAGGTTGTAACCATATAGGTACATCTTTATCAAAATATTGTGCAATAGTTACATAAGTAATTTTATCATCTACGACAAACTTAAGCTCATCATAAACGCACTCAGAATGTGTTCTCCAATGTTTCTCAGGCTTAGGACTACAAGTAATCCAAACTTGAGCACCATATTTATCTTTAATATGTTTAGTAGGATAAGTACCATTTGTTTCAATAGCTACAAATGTATCACATTTTTTAATTATAGCATCTATTAATTGTTCAAGTTGTTCGCCCCAAATAAAAGGTTCACCACCAGTTATAACTGTTAAGATTCTTCTATTTGTAATTTTATTACAAATTTCATCAATAGTCATTTCAATAGCTTTTTCAGGTGACCAGTCAGTATCACACCAAGGACATTTTAAATTACATCCTGCAAGTCTAATGAAATTTGCAGGTACACCAAGATGACAACCTTCACCCTGTATTGAATCAAATATCTCTATTACTTTCATTAGAACGTAACCTCCACAAAACTTGTAGGTGTTTCCCAAAGCTTTAACTTGACCAAGATTAAATCTTTATTCTTATTTACTTCTTTAATCCAATTTGCTATTTGTAAAACCATATTCTCTGCTGTAGGTTCACAATCCAAATAAATGAGTTTTAAACCTAACTCTTTAAGTGCTGTACCTACTTTAGTATCATCAGCTCTACCATCTAATAAACATCCATGGTCAAGTTTTGATACAACTGCTTGTTCAAGAATATTTTTAATATCCTTAAAATCTGCAAGCATACCATCAGTAAGTTTACCGCCCGGTGTTCCAAATGTAGCTTGCAACTTATAAGTATGTCCATGCAAATTCTTGCACAATCCTTTATGCTTGCTCAAGCGATGTGACATATCCCAGCTTACTTCTTTAGTTACAGTCATCTCATAACTATTTTGTGTACACATTATTCTTCCTCCTTTAATGCCGGATCTTCAATTCCATTTGCTGCAAATGCAGCTGCTCTATCAATACAAGTACCACAAACACCGCAAGGTTTATCGCCACCTTCATAACAGCTCCAAGTATATTGATAAGGTACACCTATTGCAAGTCCTTTTGCAACAACTTGCGCCTTATTAAAATCAATAAGCGGGGCACGTATAGAAAGTAAATGTCCACTACCTTCGTAAAGCGCTTCATCCATAGCTGTTGCAAATTCTTCAGTACAATCAGGATATGCTCTACCTGCAGCATCGTCAGCATGTGCACCATAATACAATTCTACCACTTCATCAGGATAGATTGAGAGGGCTAATGCTGCAGCTGATGACAACATAAGACCATTTCTAAAAGGTACATAAGTTTTTACAGTACCCTCTCCATTTTGCTTAATTTGCTCGGCATAACTTTCGTGAGGCATCTCTTCAGTACTTTTAGCAAGTAAAGGACAATTACTATATTGCATTGTAGATGATAAATCTACTTCATACAGTTTAACGCCATAGTGTTGTGCAAGTTTTTTTGCACATTCTCTTTCTTTAATATGTTTCTGGCCATAACTTACGGATAATGCTGATACATTTTCAGCACCATGACGTAATACGGCTATTCCTAAACAAGTAGCTGAATCTACGCCGCCACTAAGCAATACAACTGCTTTAGACATCTTTTTTACCTCTTCTTTCTTTTATTAAAAGCAAAGTATCATTCTTTGCTCTAAATGTACTACTTGAAAGGCCTTTTACAGCTCCTGCAAGCATAAGTTCTTTGTATAAATCATCCATTAACCACTTATCTATATCCAGTAACTCACGGCACATTTTTTTACTTACCATGCCACTGGCCAAGATAGTTTCAAGTAACGGATAATTATTAAGTATTCGTTCGACTTTTTCTTTATCAAACATGTTATCGACAATATCCAACTATCTTACCTCCATTTGTCGTGTTATATCTACAAGTACTTTATCAGGTTGATAAGTGCCTTGGTATGACATCTTCATCAAACCACGTGTTAAAAGTTCTGAAAGTAATTTTGAACTTTCTTCTGCAGAAAGTCCTAATATCTCTCTCATTTGTTGACCCCTAAATCTTTGAGCTGATAACAAAATTCTCATTGCGGGGTATTGAGCTATCAAACCTTTTACGAAATCAACATTTTTAGCTTTATCCCGAGCAGCACGTTTATTCTCTTCGATAAAACCTTTATAGTCCAGTGTAGGTTTATTAAGTGCTATCCTTAAAAACTCTTGACCATACTGAACATGTTTAGGCATTACAATTAAACGTCTGCCTACAATTGAACCACATAATACTGCAAATGCACAAGAAAGTCTTAATAATTTTTCATGTACTGCTACAGGAACTATCAACGGCCCTCCGTCATAGTCTTGCGCAAGTTCTTGCACAACTTTCTCGACTTCTCGTTGTGTATCATTCGGTATTACTATATCATCTTTTTCTACATTCCAAGCAAAACTAAATAAACCTTTATACTTTGAAGTATCAACTGTTTCTTGTCGCAAGCCTTTAAGAACAGGTACGTCTTCTCTTGCGGCAGATAAAAGTAAATCATATCTTGCCTGGTCTTCTACTACAGGAATGAATTCAGTAAATGCACCGTATCCCTTCCAATAAAAATCTTCTATGTTTCTACCCGAACGAGGGTTACTAAGCCATATAAGCCTCGTACGCGCTCGAGCTTCACCTTTTGCTATTTTATTAATTGTAACTGCGCCACTTGAACGTGTTGCACTTAACTCCTTTATATCTTCGACTTCAAGACCAGAAGCTTCATCTATTACGAGAAGCCCCTTATCATTCATTGGTATAGCACCCCATGTAATAATCCAACTATCACCACTTCGCTGTACACCACCTATAATACCAGTTCTACGCGCATTTTCACCATTAATATAACTTCCAAGTTGGAGATGTTTAACAAAACGTTGAGCCATTTGTGATTTACCCGTACGAGTATCACCTATTATCATAGTATCAAGCCAACCCTTTATTGTACCACCTTTCCATGGTATTTCAGTTACACTTGCGTATGTCGCAAGCATTGCACCAAATAAATCTGGCCGCCCTTCGATACCTAATGTCTGCTCCCATTTTTCATAATGTAATGCAACTAATTCTGAAGCCGAATTACAACTAGAAGCACAGGCTTGAAAATATTTTATAGTGTCCTGACTACATTCTTCAACAGCTGATTGAACTGCTTCAGCCTGACGAATAACATAATAACATAATTGATTACGTGGATCCGTTACACGACAAGCTTGAAAATTATATTTTACAGTAGGTACAAGACGTGTTTCTTCATATAGATAAATTCCGTATCTAGGTTCAAATGTTGCCTCATCGAGACCATCTACAAACGAGGCCGTTTCTTGAAAAATTATTTTTTGAACATTTACATAAGCAGCAGGTTCGCCGTTTACGGATTTACAGCTCAATAACTTGCGTAGGTAATCATCTTGTACTTTATCTGAACTGTCTACAAACTGCAATAGCTGCCGCGGATCAATTTCAATCTCTTCGGCAGTTTTTGCTAGTCCTATTCTACAAGGTTTTGTACAAGCACTATTACCACATTTAACCCTTAACTTACTCGGTATAGTATAAGTTTTAGGATCTACACCAATTACACACATATTCTCTAACGCTACCCAAGTATTTAAATTCTCAACATATTCACTTTTTGATAGTGATGTTGATTCATCAAGTATCTCGGCCATTGATGTTGAGGTAGGTGCTTCTTCAGTGTATTGTTCAAGTTCTAAGTTGTGAAATTGTATCCAATAATCAGTAAAATCTTTAACAGGAAGTTTTACAATTTTAATTGATTTAGCTATTCCATCAAGTGCTTGTAAATAACGTGTTGCTAAACGTGTACCCGCGGGATCATTATCCGTCATTATATAAACATCTTTATCTGCAAATAATTGTTCTTCATGTTCTGGCATATTTGAACCGCCAGTACCTGTTACACAATTTAAACCTTGTGAAATAGCACAAAGACAATCTTTTTCACCTTCTACTATATACACGGTTTGTTTATCAACTGTTAAATTTTCGTAAGGAAAAAATCTTGCCTCGTTACAACCTTTTACACCTATACATTTAGAATTATTACTACCTTCGATTCTTCTATGCGGTGGTAAATATTTTCTTACATTTATAAGCTGACCGGTTTTACTGTATTGCGGAATAGTTATTCTAGTATCATCCCAGCCTAATTTAAAATGCTTAATTACTTCGTCTGAAATGCCAAAACCATTAAGTATTTTTATCTCAGCCGGACGTTCTTGAAGTCTTTTTATACAGGTTTCAACGTACTCTTCAGTGGGGAACGGAAAAGTCTTACGTGTTTTCCATTGCTTAACAGCGTTTATTGCTATGTCGCGACCTACATCATAATAACGCTCAATAAATTCTACGTAATGACCTCCCGTTCCACAACCGTGACAGTACCATGCATCCGTATCCATATTAACTGTAAAGGATGCATTTTTATCGTCGTGCATCGGACAGCGCGCGTAGGATTGTTCCCCTGAAACTTTTTCAAAATGAACAAATTGTTCATAAAATGACATCTTCTACGCCCTCGCTTTATTAATACTTATGCTGCGAAAATTTTCTTGATTCTATTTACATCAGAATCGTTGTAGTTATCTTTAATAACCTTTGCCTTGAAAGAGAGACCTACGAGATCTGCAGGATCAAAATCTACTGCACCGGTTGCTTCATAACCAGCTGCTGAAAGTAATTCCTTAAGTTTCCACAAACAATTTTCTTGTAACAAGTAGTTTTCAAAAATTGCTGCACCACTTTCAGGTTCCTTAAATCTTACCTTAAGCATCTCCTTACCACTTGCAGATGTTCCCATTTCTGCAGCCTCCAGATTTACTACGTATGTACCTTCTTCAAGTACTACATTACCTTGTACATTCGAAAAGTCGATTGTCATATTTGCCATTTTTAATTCCTCCAAATATTTTTAATTTATATATTGCGAGGCAGTATCGGTCGCTTCTCGCTGCCTGTTTCGCCATAATCTACGAGCTTCGGCTTTAAATTTTTTACAGTAAGACGAAGCTGATATTGAAGCTTCGCAAAAACTATTTAAACTAAACTCAAAACTCTCATCATCCACATCGTGCTCAATCGCACTATTTATTAATTGTTCTGTTGTAAGATAAACCCAACCTTGTTGATCGCGTATATCTTTTACAGGTATTTTAATCTTTTTCATATAATGTTTGTTTAGGCGTAAACTTTATATCATAAGATGCTGTTAATCGCCCTAAATATAAACCCCCTACAAAAACACCTACTATAATTACTATAGTCAAAAATCCTTTTATAAATTTCATTATTGAAATATCTCCATAGCTTTAGGATTTTTATATTCTTTACCTTTACCAAGACGTGTCTTCGCAGGCCAACCTTGTTTAGGTAAAGTTGTTGCACACCAGTTACCCTGAATGTCATTGTAGGTATGTACAACTATTTCAAAATAAGCAGGTAATTCTTTTACAAGTTTACCATGTATCGCAGGTCCTTTAACCATTGTACCAGTTATCTCATCTTTAACAATAGCTTCCTGCATTGTAAACACCATGTTCAAACCATCTTTAGAGATATCTTTAAATGCTTCAATGGCTAATTTATTCAAATCAGTCATCATACCCCAATGTTGAATCTGAATGTTCTTACGGTAAGTTAATGATTCATTTGTACCACCACCTAAACCTTGTTCGTTACGTAACTTCTGTAGCATTACCCACTGAATTTCAGTCCAAGTATCTATTACAATCCAATCGAACTTTGATTTAATTTCCTTACCAATAGCTTTGCTCCATTGTACAGGATCATTAGCTACACATAACTTACGTAACTGTTCAAGATCTGCGAACTTATCAAATGAAACGACTTCCAGATTTTTCCAGTAAATTGAAAGATCTTCAGCACGCTGAATAGTTCTTCTACCTTTATCAGCATCTACTATTAAGACCTTACCAAGTTCACCTATAGTTGCCATCAAATGAGTTTTACCTGTACCTGATTCACCATATACAAGTGCAAATATACCTTCCAAAGGCTCATTCTCAAAATCAATAGCTTCCATATGTCCTCCTTATTAAATTATATTTATTGTTGGCAACCGAAACTGGAGTTGAACCAATATCTACAGAGTCAAAGTCTGTTGAACTTACCATTGTTCTATTCGGTTATATTGGCCCCGGGCGAGTAGGGCCTTAGGATAAGCTAGGAGTCGAACCTAGTTCAGCGACGTTTCGAACAATATACTCGCTTAGTTATGTTGAGCTACTTCCGTTAAGCTACTTATCCATAATATAGGTCAGGCCAACTTTTCTCGAACACACCTAACCTATAATGAAAATATCATTCTTTTATAAGTGATATTTCATATTTATATTATAACATATTTTCAAGGTAATGTCAACCCTTTTTAAGAAGAAAATTGAAACTTTTTTCTTTTTAGAACTATTCAATATCATTACCATCGATATCCCAAGCATCTCCGATGAAATAAACTTCATCTGCTTGTACAATATCTACAGTTACACCGTCCTCATTTGATACCATACAATTGTATTGTACTTTACCATCAAGTAACTTGAACATTGAATATAAATTAGTAACTTTCCTTCCTTTTATTTCAATATCGCAATCGCTCATTTGAGCAATTCTACCATCGGGTAATTTAAAACACCACGTAGAATAATCCATAATGTTGAACGAGTAACCATCTCCACTTACTTTTTTAGATAATGGCCAATAGAATCTAAAAGGAATCATTTGGTTCCATTGCGGATACCATAAATTTATATCTGTAAACTTAACCCTCATAAATCTTCTAAGAACTGTCTATATAAGTCTTTTACCATAGCGGCGCAACTGTCCATAGATACATTTATAACCTTACAAATTTCACCGTCGATATCACGTATTACTAAAGCCTCATCGTACATAAAGCGTCCATAATCCGTATACTCCTCGTAAGTACATGTACCATATCCAAATTGTTGTGTAATAGGTTCTAATACATCTTTTGCAAATTCGGCTTTACCTTGTCTATTATCAGGATACATTATTAATTACCTCCAAAGTCAACATGTACTTTTTTACTTTGCACAGAAACTTGAACAAGGCCAGGTTGCTGATTTGTATCGGGGTTGGGGTCGGGGCTTTGAAGGATAGCTCGCTCGGATTTTTCATCCAAATGGTCCACCTCTCTTTCGTGATATTCCCCCTCGAACTCATCGAGTAATTCATCTTTATTTATAGGTGCATAACCATAATGCATACATAAATCTGCATAATCACACATCTGACATTTCATGTAACCAGGCTCCGGTAATTCTTCTTTATTATCCTCTGAAATATCTTTTGCACTTGCAACAAATGATTTCATAAATCTTGATAAGTCCTCTTCACTGTACCTACATTCTGTTCTGCAGGCATCAAATGATCTTTGTAGTTTCTTTACCTGGTTCAAGTAAATAGGTCCTATTGTAACATCATTTGCAACTCTACCAGTCTTTTTATACTCTTCTAAAATCTTACGTAAAGCTACCGAATAAAGTCTAGGCTGCTCATCTACAAAATTATAAACATCAGGTCTAAAATTCTTAGCTGTCTTATGTTCAAATCCCACTAGTTCATTTGTCTGAACATCAAGAGCAATCATATCGATTGAACCACAAGCTACTATTTCAGAGTCGCCTGTGATAGGGAATTCAAAAGCCTTTTCAATATCAATTACTTTATAACGGTCCTTATCTTGCGGAAGATAAATTTCCTTATAGTAACCTTCTGCCATTGCAGTTGCTGTTTTCCAGTAAACAGGATCTGTTATCTCTTTATCTATCCACGCTAGAATCTTATCAAGAGGTACACCTAAATAGATTGAATGTAAAATTTCATGAAACTGTGTACCAAAAATAAGATTATCTGCAGGTTTAGTAGGAACTAAATGAAACCGATTCCTACTTGAAAACTGGTGTTTACGTTTACATTCTCTATAGGTTTTTATTTCTGATACGTCAATTCTCATCGCCATAATTTAACGCCTCCGCAATTAATACACATTTTTCAGGCCATTCTACGTTACTATAAAGCATACGGCTTGAACGTAAGAACCATGGATTCTCATCGTGCATATTATATACTCTATGATAAGATACAGTATTACGAGGTATTTTATCAAAAGCAGGTACACCTATACATACGCAATAGGTATCAATAACTTCATCATCACGATTATTTATAGTATCGTAATTATCTCCGTATATCTGATATAATGCTGGACACTCTTTCTTATAGTCCTTTAAACGTATAGGTTCACTAAATAAAGGACTATCTTTAACTAATGGCCAAAGATTTTCACCTGTGTGCCACATATAACCCATTTCATGCAAATGTTTTAATGTGTCATCTATCTCTTCCTGTGACTTACATACTATGTAGGCTCCTTGATAATTACGAAAATAATCATCTGTAATTTTTAGTGTAGCCATATCATTCTCCTTTTATTTTGAATACTTTTTATTTTTATGTTATTAGGTAACGGCTAGGTTGTTATGTATATTTATTTTAGCCTAACCTAGCCGTTCCGCTATTAATTATTCAGCATCGCTGTCGGTGCTCTTCTTTGTATCAAGCTGCTGGTTAAATGTCCAGTTGCTCAAGCAGTTAAGAATTGTTGAACCTACTACCTTAAGTACTACATGTGTGTCTGTAAGGTATACAACCTCAAATTCATCATCGTATCTCTTAAGATAAATCTTATCACCAATTGTAACTTCTTTTCTACGCGCAGGCATCGTTTTACCATCGCCAAGGTCGATCATAACCTTAGAGGTACCATTACCACGCGGACCACGTCTCTTGTCAGATTGTGCAAGTTCTGCGTCCTTAGCAATTGCTGCTTCGTAAACATCCTCGAATGTAGCGTACTTATCGCCTTCTTTGCCGATTCTCTTTTCAATGAATCTGCTAATTGCTTCCCAGTTGTATACTTTTGCATCATATACCTGTCCCGCAATAGGTTGCTTTGCAATAGAGTAAAGTCTCTGTGCAGGTACTTCAAAAATTTCAGCTATCGCCTTGAGTGTAGGTTGTTCTTTACCTTCCATAACGTCTATAAAAGTTGTTGTTGTTTCGTTTGCCATATTAGTGGCCTCCTTTAAATTATTTTTTATGACCTCGCACTCTGATAGAGTGTTCTCATCTTTTTATTGATTATATTATAATATATTTATTTAAAAAAAGCAAGCCTTTTAATGAAAAAAGTTGGGGCTATTTTATAGTTCGGATGTTATCAGCTGGCAGCTTCTAGAAGACAATACCATCTTCCTTGCTGCAACCCATTATGCGATCGTATAATGTCCAAGATAACTCCATATGTCCGCTTAATATTTTTTTAAGGTAAAACTCATCACTAAGTTTTAAAATAGCATGAGGGTCCTCCCCTTTAGCTAAGCGTTCCTTGAGTCTTTTATAAGCCTGTAACTTAAATTTTTCAGCTACTACATCATAGTATGCCCACGGACTTACATTAGGTTTATTAGTACTCATTCTATTAACCCCCTTTTCTGAAAAGATATGTAAATAGCCAAAACTTGTGCATCGGCCATTTTATCGACGCGTTTAGCCCAAGTTTTGCTGTGCCGATAAGCATAAATATTCTTAAGCACTTCTCTTATCTGTTTAATATTTGTATAGACCATCGTTCATTCCCCCTAGGTAATCCTAAACTATTCCGCGCCTTGACTTGCGCCAGTAGTATTCGGCGAGCCGGGGGTTGGGCCTTTTTCCGTGGGTTCAAGGAGTTTTGCAGTTGAGACTAGTGCTTCAGCTTCTTTAACTTTCTCTTCAGCCTCGCGTATAAGTTCACAAAAAATGTCTAATTCCTGGGCAGTGATTGTTAAGTTACCCCTAGAATTACGTGGATTAGCGTTCATCTTTTGTGCAAGCTTTTCGATAAGCGCGCGGTAACGCGTTCGTGTTTCAACAAGTTGCTTTTGATAGTAGCTAAGTGGTTTAGTTGTATCGTATTTTGCCATTATATGGCCTCCTTATAATAATTATTTATCATGTTTAACTGCATCATCTATTAAATTTACAAAAAAGAATGTTGCAAGTAACCTTAACCATAAAAATTTTTTAGTTTTTTTCTTCCGCGCGGGCATTTAAATTTACCTCCTTTAAGGTATTTCGAAGATAATCAAGCCCTAAATAATTATAAATTACATCTAGCGAGGCTCCGCTATTAAGAAGATTTGCTAACTTTTCGATAAAATCTTCAAGCCAAGTAAGCCTTTGACGTAATTCACTTCGAAGAACATGTTGCTGTTTTTCGAGATTCCCAATACGTAATACAGCTGCACATTGAACAGTTGAATATCCTGATCGATATTTGTAGCGTGTATTACGAGGAGTATATCGTGGATCCAAAGGATCTTTTTTAAGTGCACATTTTACTTCCTCGAGTTCTCCTATAGCATAAATGTATTGTTCCGTTAACTCTTCTACATAAGATTTTTGACTCATTCGTTATTATCTCCTTCAAATTTATCATCATGTTTAATCGTATTGTCAATAGTATCGACAAAATTCTTATAAATACTTGTAAGTAGTTGGAGACCTATGAAATTACGCGTATAATCGTGCATAGTACACTTACCTAGTAAATTCACAACCTCATCATGAATACACAACAACATAGTAGCATCTGCCCTACCTTCGACGTGTATCATGTTTCCATCATCTGTAATCGAAATTGAAAATTTGCTCATTACTAATATAGCCCCCCCCCTTAATAATTAAATCTTGTAACGTGATAGGTTAGTTGTTTTTCAAGTCGTTCGCGCTCATTGGCTACTTTATTTGCTTTTTGAAAATTCAAATATTTTGCACAAATCATATGACAGTGTAATTTCCTATCAGGGCAGTCTTTACATGGACTTTGAATAGCATTATTCATAAGTGTACCTCCGTTATAGCGGCAATGTATTCACAGCCCTTCTCTCCAGGAAAAAGCCCTAAGAGTTCTCGCTTGTAAATATCGTAGGTAAAATTCCCCGTAGGATGTATTGTGAACATATAGGTATCAGTTATAAGATCAACTCCGCGTTCTTGTAATTCTATAGGCGCACAAGGCGAGTTAACAACGTTGAGATTGACGACTTGACTATCAATGCTAAGCCTTATTTTTGAAGGCGGACAAGTAATTTGACCCAATAAGCAATTCGAGTGATTACGAATCTCACGAGGCTCGACCATTAGGTCGACTAGAGCTGTAACTGGAATGTAATCTCTTATTGTTTGCATTTGTAATCCTCCGGTTTTATTAATCCACCACGTGAAAGCGCAGTGACATAATTTGTAATTCTAACTTCGAGCATTCTCATCGCACGTGTATATACATTTGAATCAATACAATCACTCTCAATACATTTTTTGTAAGCTTCACTTGCGCGAACGTAATAGTTCATAAGAGAATCATATTTTTCCTCAAGGGTGAGCCCTTTGAGGGACTTGCGCAATGACTGCCAGTAAGAGTCGGCGATAGCGCTACGAATCTCTGTTTGAGTAATGTGTCCAAAGTAGAGTTTAGACCAATCAAGTTTTGTGCACATTGATTTATTTTATCTCCTTATTTATTTTCTAAATATATTATATAATAGTTGAGCAGGTGATTGCAACCCTTTTTATGAAATATTTTGCTACGTGAAATTTGAATATTTTCACTATTGTATGAGGGGTGTGCAGTTGTTGTTGGAGTGATAAGATGTTGGTCACTGGTTCCCTGGCTATTTTTATATGCTCATTACTAATAGTGTGAAACACATCGAAGGCAGGCACACCACACATGCTCTTCGCGTTTATTTTTTCATTCATTTTCATATATATGACCAAAACTATAACCTCATTGATGCCGTTATTTTTAATATGTAATAATATATAAATAATATAATTTTACGAGTTAAAAGTAGGGATTCCAAAGAGGATTCACTTCAGTCATATATATCAAAAAATTTGAAAAAATTTAGGCGAAGTGAGTGTGTGTGTACTTTTTTTTGAAGTGATAGGCTGATCAAAGGTGTAAAATCGATTTTTAACGTGGTGACCAACGTAATAGTCAGAGCGCTCGGCTAAAATTCGATTTTACTTAAAATCCAGTGGGCCTCCGCGCCTACTCTTGCTCAAGTCTCCTGCGCCAAAGGCAAAATCTGCCTATCAACTACAAAGGCTTCGCCTAATACGGGCGGTGCGCCCCGTTATCTGTCGCAAGAGTAGGCGCGCTGGAGTGTTAACAGTCTTTGCAGACTGTTTCGACTTATCAATACTTTTCAACTAAAGCGAAGTATCTGTCTCTAACTTCTTTAGTCTCACGTAAGATACTCATTATCTCTTCGTTAGACGATTCTTCACATGCATCAACAGCAAAATCATATAGCTCAGCGTACGAATCTCTTAATTCTAAATCTAAATCAACTAACTTACAATAATCTTCGTACAAATTTGATTTGTATATAAGTTTATCGATTTCAGCATCTATTACGATTTTACGATTATCGTAGTCAAAATTTGATTTTTCGCTGTCGATAACTTTAAGTTTTTTGATGCGTTCGATAATCGAAGCATCGTTACATACGTTGCTAACTTCGTTAGCTAACTTCTTTGCTAATTCTGTGTACATAGTTATAGTCTCACTTTTTAAATTTATTTAAGATAATTCTTATTTATCTTATGATATAATTATAATATATTTTATTAAAAATTGCAACGCTTTTGCTGATTTATTTTGCTTGGTTTCTAATAATTTTTTTAGGTGGTTAGTCTCTATATTTTCGTGCAAGTTAGTAACCCAACAGCGTAGACTGACCCCTCGCGAATTTTTTAATTTATTTTTAGGAGCGGTGGTTTGGGGTTTCCACCGCTCCATTGTGGTGTTTATTTATTTACTTTTTATAGTTTCAAGTATAGCTAATATTCTGCTAATATTTTTACATTGATCAGCTAATATTGCGTAATCTTTTGCAGTTACTAAATAACCGTCACATACATCTATTATACAATCTTTTTCACATTCACTAATCGCTGTAATTAAATCATCAATTGTATTTATATTTTCATCATCTAAATATAAATTAAGTAAATCGTTTTCTTCGTCTGTAAGATCGTCTTCGTTAAGTTTTAAAGTTTGTAAATTAATCATAATTGTTACCTCTATTATTATTATTATTATTATTATTATTATTATTATTATTATTATTATTATTATTATTATTATTATTATTATTGAGAATATTGAGCAATTACTTGCTCAATATTCTCGGCGATTGATGCATGAATGTAT